TCACTCGAAGCAAATCATCAGCATGCCACCGGGAACCATGAAGTCGTTCTGCTCCAGAGGGTCTTCCCTAAAGGCTTGTTTGGCAGAGTCAATGCAGCGTTCCAAACGCGCCTCCCCGATAAGTTCACGCATGGCTTTCTGTGTGGTTTTCTTTCCGTTGAGGAAGAGGGTGGTTTTCATTGGGTGTCCTCCTTGCCCGGCGGCTTGTTCCGCCCGCGGCTTGATTTCAAAGCGGCTTTCCGCGACGCCTCACGGCGTTTCGGCCGGTGGCCATCCGGCCCTCATCAGGCGGGCAGGACCCTGATTTCGAAGGCGGGCTTCCTTCCGCGCTGGCCGGTCTTCCAGTCGTCGAACCGTGTGTTTACTTCGGTCATTCCGATCAGGCGGCAGCCGTTTTTCTCGAAGGCCCAGATGGTTTCGGCCATGCTGGACATCCCGCAGGAAATGGTGAACCGGTTGATTTCAAAGCGGCGGAGGCTTTCGACGATGCCCGGAATGTCCTGCTCCCAGATGACGTCCTCAAAGTCCAGGGTTTCCGTGTCGGCTTCGCGGCTGTTCCGGTAGGCCCAGTAGAAGGTGCGGTGGACGCCCAGTTCCTCAAAGGTGATTTCCTTTCCCAGGGCGGCTTCGAGCAGTTCGATGGTTTTCATGATGGTTTCTTCCTCCTGTTGTTCGGTGTTATGCGTTCTTGATCTTGTCAAAGGCTGCGTTGGCTTCCTTGGTGGCTTTGCGGTAGGCTTCGAGGGCGTCGGCGTAGTCGTTATCGTTTGCGGCCCTGAGCTTCTTCGCGGCCTCGGAGGCCAAGTTGCGCTTGATCTTGTGGTCGTCATGCATGGCGATCAGGTTCTCCCAGGCTTTGGTGGCTGCTCGGTTCTGCTGTGTCCTTGTCATGTTCCGTGTCCTCCTTGCTCTTTCTGACCTGATTATACGCCTTTGAGGGCGTGTTGTCAAGCTAATAATACGCAAATGCGGATATTTTTATAAACTTTTTCAAAGAAAAAGACCGCCGTTTCCGGCGGTTTTCTCCTGTCTGTTTTGGTTTATTCTTCTTTGCCCGCTGCTATCTTTTTCGCTCGTTCTGCAGCGGCTCTTTTTTTGCTTGTAGGTGCTTGTTCTTTTCGCTTTCGGGTTGTTCCGATGTATTTGCCGGAAGTGATTCTGGCGTCGATGTAGGGTTCATCTTCCCTGATGGCATAGCTGTTTCCGATCATTATGGCGGGCAGGGTTCCTTCCAATATCTTTTGACGAACCACCCTCGGTGACTTCCCGTGCTTCGCGGCGTACTCTGCCGTTGAAATCATCTTGCTCATCTGCATCACTCCTTGTTTTAATTCTATGCCCTGGCGGGCGTGTTGTCAAACTGCGCCGTCCATCCTCATCATGGCGGCCATGCATTCCTCTACGCTGTCGAAGGCCATAACCGTCGGCGGCTCCGGCTTCGAATTTTCGTATTTTTTGCGCATCCGATCCGCAAGCCCGGAGTCGATGAGCGCGTTAATAGCGCCCTGCATGGCCGTGACGATCCTCTCCGCATCTGCGGTCGGGATGTCTGCAAAGTCGCGCTCCGGGCTCTCCCTGTCGATCCTGGCGAACAGGATGTCGCCGACGATCGGGTGATCGTGCTCCAGGGTGCCGTAAAGGATGGAGCCCACCGGGTTGCATTTGTTCCCGGTTTTGAGCAGGCCCTCTTCGTCCACAACCATGATCATGTCTTCCTCCTGTAGGGTCTTGCTGTGGACGCGCACCAGCTGGAAGAGGTCGGCTCCGATGCTGTCTGCGATCGCCTTGAAGTCGTTGTCCGGGATGTCGATGATGCTCAGCTTGCAGTCCGTGGTGCATTTGATAAAGTTCATGCTTTCTCCTTTCTTCCTGGGCGTCAAAGCGCCAGGCGGCGGCGGTAGGTCACGTCGTAGGCGCTCTTCGGGTTATCCTTGCAGTATGCCTCCCAGCGCTTGTGGCCAGCCACGGCGGCGCTGGTGGTGCCGTATCGGTCGACCACCACCACATTCTTGAGGTTGCGGTAGATGGCCGTCTCCAGGATGCCGTTGTCGTCGATGGTGCTGATGGTGTAGCGGCCGATCTGGCTGCGCCGGAGGGTCAGGGTCTCGAATGATGTGGTCATGGTTTCCTGCCTTTCTGGCCGGCACTTACCGCTGGCCTGGGTGGTTGTCGATGATCTCGATGCTGGCATGCTCTCGGTTGTGGCTGTCAGCGGCCATCTTGACGAATCGTCTGTTGGAGAAGGTGAGCATCGGTCAGTGGGCCAGTCTGTTCTTCGCCGTGGACAGCTCTCCGTCGTTCCTGACCTTGCACAGGGAGTAGCTGCTGGCGTTCCAGTTCTCGTCGCCTGGGCTGTGGATTACCCGGTAGGTTGCGTTGTCGTTTTTGGAGTAGGCGCCTGTGATGCGAACAATGTCGCCGGTTCCCTTCTGCCCCGGTTTATCCGCCGGTGCGCGGACGGCCTCGTTACCTTCTTCCTCTGTACCGCCAGTCTGTTTCGATGGCTGCCGGCGGGGTGGTCCTGTCGTCCTGGTTGCACACTCACATCTGGCTCTCTTCGTTCACGATCGGCGCGCACTCCGGGTACCGCTTGTTCCAGGGGCAGGTCTTGCACATCCTCTTGACCTCGTTGCTGATGACGTCTCCGTCGTTCCTGTCAAAAAAGCAGATCATCCTATGCTTGCTTTCTGCCCGCCTATTGTCGCCCGGCGGGCGGGGACCTTCCTTCACTCTCCCCAGGTCTCGGTGATGGTGGCGTCCAGGATTTCGCTGATCCTGTCGATCTCGCTCTTCAGCCATTTGCTGGGGCCGTCCGAGTCTGCGTACTTGAGGATCAGGATCGCCCAGGGCTCGCTGGGGAAGGCTGGCTCAAAAAAGAACACGTCGGTGTAGGTCTCGTTCTCCTGGATTTTGAAGAGGTAGTTGGTGCCTTTTCCGTCTTCGTAGCCGTCAAGCTCGCAGAAGGCGCTCGTTGCCAGGAAGCGGGCCATGTTGATGTTTGTTGCTTTCATTTCTCGTTCCTCCGTTTTCTTTGTGGTCATTCTGGTGTTTGCCCGGTTTAGCCGCCGGGCTCGGCTCTGGTCGTTATTTCCTGGCTGCTTCCTGCTCTGCCGCGTAGCGTCCGGCGTCGTATGCTGCCTTGAGGGCCGCCTTCAGGCTCCAGGCGCTTACTTCGTGAAAGTCGAGGCTGTCATCGTTCTGGGTTTCCAGGGTCTTGATGCCCAGGATGGTTTTCGCGAGGCCGGTGATCACGTCCAGCCTGTAGGCTGCGTCGGACTTCATGTTCTCTGCCGTGGTTCCCTGCGGGGCCGTGGTCGCTTTCTCTCTGGTTGTCATCTCGTTGTCCTCCTTGTTTTTGTACCCTTATAATACGCCTTTGCGGGCGTGTTGTCAAGCTAATAATACGCATTTTCGTACTTTCTTTTCATCCTTTTTCTGCCTCCGGGCAAACAAAAAAGACCGCCCTGGCGGGCGGTCGGGGTGGTATCATATGATACCGTTTATGCTGCTGTCGTCGTAGGTGTTGCCGGTGTTGCTGGCGTTTACGGCTTTTCGGTGAGCTTCTGCGCTCGCACACTCGCTTCGATCAGCGTATAGATGTATGTGCTGATGTCGCCGAAGACGCTCTCGATGACTTCCTTGCTTCTCTCGTCTATCATGGAGATCGCTCGTTCGTATGCTCTGCGCAGGGCCTCGGTCTGGTTCTCTTCCGTGAATTTGTTTTCCTTTTTCAGCGTGTCCACGTATGTCTGCGACACATACATGACCACGTCGTTGACCAGCTTGCCGATCGTTTCGATGGCGCGGCGGATGTTTTCGTTCTTGGTGGCCTCTGCGGCCTCCTTTGTGCCGGCGTTGATCCACCTGGTCAGGAAGCCGAAGAAGATCGGCGCAACGGTGATGATGATCGCCTGGAGGGCTGTCCATAACAAATCTTGAATGTCCATGGCTGATCCTTTCTATCTATCCCAGTCCGGGACTGTTCGGGGGTCTGGTGTATGTGATGGTGGTGGGCGGGGGTGATCCCATGTCCCTGCCAGCCGATTCGAAGTCGTACTTGTATCGCGCGTACTTCTCCAGGCCGCTGTTGCCCATGTAGGCCACGATGACCGTCCCTGTCAGCGTGGCGCTGTAGCCGGTGATGGTCTTTACAAGGTCTGCCGTCAGGCTGTTGATGGGCAGGAGAACGACGTAGGCCATGGCGCACAGGAAGGTTATGATCCATGAGACAATCGATGCCACGGCGACCTTCTTGCTGAACTGCATGTAGGTCATGTGGGCTTGCGCTTCTATGGCTCGCTGTGCTGTTCTGCTGTCATTGCTCATTGTCGTTCCTCGACGGATGCTCCGGGTAAACGATGCGCCACGTTCGGAGTTCGTCCATCAGGTCTTGGATGTAGGGCTCGTTGCCAAGCGCCAGGTGCAGAGCGTGAAGCTGTGATACCTGTTCCCTTTCGTTGACCGGGATGGACTTTGTCTTGTGGTGCTTGAAGTAGAGCCTTGTGATGCTTTCCCTGATGAGCGCCCTGTCGCAGGATTGCCCGCGAATCAGCGTGTCGTTCAGCTTGTCGATCTTCTCGGTGAGATCTTTCACGGTGTCTTCCAGGGTTTTTGTCTGGTCTGTAACGTTCCTCATCTGGTCGTGTCGATCTTTTATCGCCTTCGCCATGTCCTCATCGTGCTTCACCTGCAGCTTGTTCAGCGCTTCTTCGATGTCTACGATGCGAAGCGCCTTTCTGACCTTCTTCACCACCCATTCGCGGATGGTTTTGATTGATGCGGTGAGGGCCCCGAAGATAACGGCAATGCTTGACAAGAAGGAGCTCGCAGCGCCGGCGATTTTCAACGGGTCGAAGTGGCTGGGTGTGGATTCCGCCGCCCTGGGGGCTTCCGCTGTGGCGGTTGCAAGTACGACGGCGGCCAGCGCGCATGCAACGACGATCAGCGCCGCCAGCGCGGCCTTCCTAATTGCTGTTTGATTCATCTCTCTTTATTCGCCCTCCTTGGTGCGCTGCCGCCTGGAGGCGCAGTCGGTTTAAAGTGTTTGTGCTACGCTGTTGCGCAGGATGGTGACGATGGCCTCGGCCTCGGCCAGAGAGCCGCACCGGATGACCACGGCGGGGCTGCCGATGGGCTGTTGGCCACCCTGTGGGCTTCCGTCGGCGCTTAGGTACATGCGCATGGCGTAGCCTTGGCCGTATGGGCTGTCAATCTTCACCCACTCGGGGTTTGTTTCTTCCAAAACCCGGACAACGGTTCCCTTTTCCAGCTGATGGATACGGCGCCCGTTTTTGTCCGGCTGTTCGCGGATGTTCAGAGCTCCGCCGATCACCCTTGCCTCATAAAGCATGATGAATACCTCATTTTCTGTGGTTTGCCCTCCTTGGGCGGTGTATTCGCTGTAGTCGACCTCTTTCATCCAGCCGACGTGTGTCCAGGCGTTCTTGATGGTGGACGGAGCGACCTGCCCTCTGCTGGCGCTGCTGTGGACGACCTCGTATCGGCCGCCGGTGTACCAGCCGATGTGGCTTGCGTTGCCCAGGCCGTCGGCCTTGTATCGGTCTGGTTCACCGCCGTCTTTTTTGAGGATGAAAAGGACAGCGCCCGGAACGAGCCTTCCTTCACGCTTTGCCTGTGCGAGAGGCGCAATGTAGGAGCAGGCGTTTCGGAACATATCATTGCTTCCGCGCCAGTCTTTGCCTTGGCCGCCCGCCCTGCGGATGGTCTGCTCGACGAATCCCTGACAGTCTTCTTCGGTGTAAAGAATTGGACGCGGCCTGTCGGCTGCGTCCATTGCTTGTTGCGCACATGCGCTCGCTATCGCTTTTCTGCTCATGGTGTGGTCTCGCTTTCGTAGGCGCGCTTTGTGGCAAGCTGGGTATCCAGGGCTTTGACGCACTTTGCGCGGTCGTCCGTGGCTGCTCTGGCTCTTGCGCGCCATGTGTCGTAGTCTCGCCTGATGTCGATTTCGAGGTCGGGGCGCGGCTTGACCGTGATGCGGTCGTGGCACGGGCAATCGACCGGGCAGTCGCCGCGAGGGAACAGGATGTCAATCAGGCCGTCTGTTCGACGGATGATGCCGTAAGGCGTGAAGTGCCTTTCAATCATTGATCGGGGTTCCTCCTTTCTCAGGACGACGTTCTCCGCAATCCACGTCCGCACGCTGTAGCCATTGATGTTCTTGCACATGCCCATGTAGCTGTTGATGGTGGCCAGCGCGTCGTCCTGGTCGATTTCTCCCCTGGCGTAGCGCCTTTCCATGCGCCGGAGCGACCTTTTGATGTGCTGGATGGTTTTCTTCCGTAGGCGCAGGCCGTGCTCTGTCACCCGGTAGCCTACAAATTCGCAGCCGTGGGAAATCGGCAGGATGACGGTCTTCTTGTTCATTGCCAGCTTGAGCCGGTTGCGCATGAAGCGCTCCAGCTGCGCCCTTGTTTCTTCGGCCGCCTTCCGGCCCTTGATTAAGAGAATGGTGTCATCCATGTATCGGATGTAGTGGCGGATGCGGAGCTCGTGCTTCGCGTATTGGTCTACCTCGTTCAGGTAAATGTTTGCGGTCTCCTGGCTGGTCAGGTTCCCGATGGGCATGCCCACGTCGTACAGGCGCTGGTCTGGTGGGCACTCGCTGATGTTGACGCCTTCCGGCAGCCCGAAGGGCGTGCTGGGGTTGTTGATGATTTCTGCCATGAGCCACATCAGCCAGTCGTCGTCGATGTATTGCCTGTAGATCTCCAGGGCGATCTCGTGGTCAACACGGTAGAAATATTTGGACACGTCGCATTTGAGGATCACCCATTCCCGGGCATCCTCCTTCCGGCTGATGGCTTTTATCCAGCGGTGGAGTTGCTGGGCGGCCGCCAGGGTGCCCTTGCCTTCCCTGCAGCCGTAGCTGTGGGTGATGTAGCGCCGGTCGATGAAGGGGTTGATCTGGCGGTAGATGGCCCATTGCACCACGCGGTCGCGAAAGCCCAGGGCCATCACCAGGCGCCGCTTCGGGTAGGAAACGTAAAACTCCCGGTATGGGCCCACGGTGTATGTTCTGGCTTCCAGGTCGTCCTTGATGTCCTGCAGGTTCTTCTCCAAGTCCTGCGTGAAGCTGAGCACATCGGGCCGGTACCGCTTGTTCCTGGCTGCGTCCTTGTATGCGCCCAGCAGGTTTTCCCAGGAGCAGATATGCTCCTGCATGTTGATCAGTTTCCTCATGGCTGTGGTTTTGCCGCGCATGGCATCTCTGCTGACACGGGCGTACCGTGCTACCGCCCTCCGGCGGCTACGCGGCCGTTCCGGCGCTCCTTTCCGGGTGGCGCCAGATTCTCGTTTATGGCCTTTGATGGCCACAGGGAACGCGCCCCTCCCTGTCGATATTCGCCTGCGGTGACGGGTGTGCCGCAGCGCCCTGGAATGTGGTGATAGGGAGCGGGGGCGGGCGCCATAGTTCACGTTGCTGTTGGCCCGCGAGTTGTTCGAGTTCACGTAGCCCAGCCCCGCGTTGCTCGTGTTGTTGTAGTTGCCGCCGCGCCGCGGAAAGCGCTGAGGTCGCGATGCCGCCCAATTGGCGGCGCGTTCCCTTATGGTCTACGCTGGGCGGTCTTTCCGCCTGGCGTTTACCGCCTTCATCCAGCCGCCCAGCATGCGCCCGATCTCGATGATCATGCCGCTGTAAACCTCGTACTTGTGGTTATTCAGCAGCTGCGCGCTGTGCTCGCGGTTCTGGTATCGGATTCTGTTTGCCCGCCGCACCATCATCTGCAACACGGCCAGTTTCACGTCCATGTCCTGCATCGTCGTGTACTTGTGGTGCTTTCGGTTGGCCGCCTCGCACAGCTCTGCGATGGCGTACATCTGGTTCAGGATGCGCTCGCCCAGGGTGTATCTGTGCAGCTTGGGCCACCGCTGGATGATGGGCGCTGCGTAATCGATCATGTCTTCAATCTTTTGTTGAATGGTGAGTGTTGCCATGTGTCTGCCTCTTGCTGATTGGGGCGGGCTATCGCCCACCCCTCAGATAACCAACTTTCAGATTACAGGGTTTCAAGGGAGCGGGGGCGGGCGCCATAGTGCACGGCGCTGTAGGCCCGCGAGTTGCCCGAGTACACGGAGCCCAGCCCCGCGTTGCTCGTGTAGTTGTAGTTGCCGCCGCGCCGGGGGATATACTCCGTGGTTACGTGGTTGCGGTAGTATACCGTGCCCTGCGTCGTGTCTCCTGGGATGGGGAAGATACCCAGCTCCTGCAGGATCGTCGGGATGTAGGGAACGTTTACAGCGTTTGCAGTGAGATCCTTGAACGCGCGGGACATGGATTCTGAGTCAACCGTCCTGACATTGATGGTCGTGTCCAGCACCGGGTAGTCCCCGCTCTTGTCCCACTTCAGCGTGCCTGTCGTGCCGGGTGCAACCAGGGTATAGCTTGCGTCTACAGCGCTGGGCAGGATGGCCTTCCAGGCTGCGCTCTCGGCCGAAAGGTCCGCTGCCGGGTCCGCTGCGTTGTTGTTTTCCAGGATTTGGATTTCTCCGTCGTAAATCCTGTACCCGTAATCCTGCTCCGCTGCGTTTCCAACTATGTCTGCCAGGCTACTTTCCTTGCCGTTCAAGTACCAACTCAACGGCCCTGTGCCTGTGAGCGTGTTGTAGCCGTTTGGTGTGGCCGTTTCGATTTGTGATAGTACCGGTGTCGCTCCGATGAATTTGCCTCTGGTCCAATGCAGCGGCGCCTTGTCTGGCCTGTTTTCGTTTGCGCTTGTATGGTTTTGCAGGCATTCATACTCCCAGCCCCACAGCACGCGCTTGGTGCCGATGGTGTAGGCTTTCGCCAACTCCCAGCGAGAACCGTCGCGGTAATCAACGCTGTAATTGTTGTTTCCCTTAGGCACCCAGCCGTTCTTTTTTGCCAGCAACAGCAAGAATCCACTGTCTGCGACGGTCTTTCCGCTGATGCCCGTCCCGGCTGCGCGCATCCTTGTTAGAAATTCGTCTGCGCCCAGGTTCACCCGCGGTGGCGAATTTGGGATGCTGTACAGCGTGCCGTTTGTCGCCAGCTCGCACGCCATGTACTTTCCTATCAGTATTTCGCTCTGCTCTACGCCGTTGATGATGAATGCCGGGTGCGTATGGTCCGGCAGGCTTGCGTCCAATTCAATGCTCTTCATCTTTGGGAACCTTACAAAGATGCTCGGGTTTCCCTGTGCGTCGTACTTGACGACGTGGTTGTACTTTTGTGCCAGAAATTCAAGCGGTGATGCGAATTGCGGCATTGTTTTGTTTCCTCCTTTTTATTTTTGCTGCTCTGCCGGCGTTTTGAGTTTTAGTAACTGCTCAATGCGGTCAAGCCGTTCTTCAACGGTCAATGGCTTCTGTTTTTCTTTGTTTTTGAAATCGTCCTTAATGGCCGCCTTTTCTGCATTTCTGGCTTTAAGGTCATTAGCCCATTGCGCCAAGCTTTTCATAGCATGCCCTCCACCATGGTGGTCACCACTTCCTCAACATCGTCCAGCCGCTTTTTCAGGTTTTTGAACGGCGCGATTTTCGCGTCCCAGGCTGCTTTCCGCTCCGCCTCCATCGCCTCTATTTCCTCTTGCGTCATGCCGCCCTGGGGTTCATTCATTATTTCACTCATTCGGTTTTCCTCTCTTTCTTATTCCATTTCGGCCAGAGCGGCCTCTGCAAAGGCCAGCCGGGTTTCGAGGTCCCGTATGACCGCCTGAAACATTGTGAACATCATTTCCGATGCTACGTCCCTGTGCTGCAAGCCTTCCTCGATGTTGTTGAAATTCGTTGCGCTCATGGGCGTGCCCTGTTGGATGATTTCGCCCGGTGCGTCTGCCAGGGTTTGTGTCCCGTCCGGGTTTTCTGTCACGTTGTAGGTCTTCGGATTTTCTACAACATGGTCCTGCCATGCTGTGCGTTTGTAAGACATGTTTCCGCTCCTTTCTTAGCTCTCTGTTATTGTGAAGGCAAACCGGTACAGTATTCCTTCTACGACCGCGCGCCGCGTGATGCTCTCCGCCTTGCTCGCCCAAAGCACGCCGTTGTGATTGTATAGCTGGACCTCTGTCACGGTTATGTCCCCGCTGATGGTGTGGTCTATCAGGAACGTAATTGCTACCCGTCCGTCCCCGAGAATGCTTGCGCTGCGTATCGGTGCTTCGTAGTAGCTGCTCCCTACCTTGTACCTGGCATACGCTACGTTTGTCAGGATGCAATTTTTCAGCGCCGTTAGCGCTGTGCTTGTCAACATCGCTTGTGCTCCTTTCCGCCTTGCTTTATATTGCGGCTCCGCCTGCCGGCGTTATGCCGCAAGGGTAATATATGAACGTGCTGCCCGCTTCTTCGACCGCTGCCTCTATTGCTGCGCTTTCAAGGCCGGCCGTGATGTTGTATTCCGGCAATGTTCCTGCCGGCGCTCCGTCTGTCAAGCTGTAATAGAAACGCCAGTACCCGGTCTCCACGCCGATGGTTGCCTTGCTCTCTGTCTGGAATGCGAAGAAGAAGCTCTTGTGTGCGTGCTTGTGCTTCCTGATCATGGCAAGGATCGCAGCGTAGTCCACCTGTCTGCCGCCTGGGGTGTTGTTCAGATAGATTCCAAAAGTGTACGGGGCGACGTGTTCCTCATACTCCGCCATGCGCCCGGTGATGTTGTAAAGCATCATGATCAGCGTCTCCGGGTTTATGGGGCGCGGAACGGCTCGTCTGGTGATGACGCGGCGTCTGCGCTCTTCGATCGGAAGGAGTGGGTCGGGTTCTATTCCGTAGCGCTGCTCCCACAGCTCGATGGCCCAGGTGGCCGTTTCCGGGAAGAGCTGATCAGGAAGCGTCCGGACCAGGCTCCACGCCTCTTCGTACTCTCTGGATATTGCCTCGAAGATCCAAAGTCCGACGTATGAATTGGCGTATATAGGCGATACATGGTCGACCATGCGCCGCGCGGTGACGTTGGTGAGGATGCTGTCTTTTAAGTCCGGCATTATGTCACCACCCACGTCACGGTGCCAAGCGTCGGGTACTCGTCGCTTGCGATGGGCACATTTGCTTCCGCGTTGTTGAGCTTGAGGTTGGTGTAGTCGATCACGCCGCTTGTTGCGGACAGGATGCTGCCGACGCGGGTGATTCTGATGGCTCCGTCGGTCTTCGCCTCGGTGAAGTATGCCTTGACGGCGGTCTCAAAGGCCGCCTTTACCGTTGCCTGTGTTGCGCCGGGCTCCAGCTGCACATTGGCGCTGATGGTCAGGGTTTTCACGGTAGCCGTGACCACGGTCAGGATCGTGTCGGGCGGGGCCAGGCGATTTGATGGGTTGCTGGGCGACATGATGTGTTCCATCACGGTGTCGAGGATGTCCTGGTTGGCCGTGCTCCCGTTGCTGTCCATCACCACGAGTTTGATGGTGCCGGTGCCTGTGCCTTGCCATTCGGATATGACGATTACGTCTCCTACGCCTGGCACCTCCTTCGCCCACCTGATGTAGTCGCTCTCGTTTCCGACGTGGGATGATTCGCTGCTCAGGTCGCGGGCGTTTATCCGCGCGCGCAGGCTCTCGTCGTCCTCGTCCTCGGTGCCGCCGGTGAACGCGAGTTCGTTGGTGATTTCCATGATGCCGCCTGTGGGGGAGACCATGAGGGTGATGCTGGCTGCCGGAACGTTGCCTTGTGGGCCTGTCTGGGTGCAGCGTACATACACCTGGGCGGTCTTCGTTTCGTCGATGGTAAAGGATTCGACGGTCTCAAACTCGATGTTTTCCTCGCCGTCCACGCTGGGGGTTGACCATTTAAAGCCCGCCGGGATGCGTTTTCCCTCTGCGCCGGTGACGGTGATGTAGCCGCTTGCCTTCGAGGCCGGTCGGCGGGTGATGCCAGCCTCCTTGGCGATCAGATCCAAAAAGACGCCGTAGCTCCAGGCCGGGAAGAACAGCTGGATCGCTTCGTTCAGCTCGAACATCATATTCGATTTCTCGATGGCCGCCGGCATGGTGAAGTCGTAGGCAAATCCGCCCTGCGTCTTGTCTATGTCTGGCGGGAGCGTGGAGAGCATGCGCTCATGGATGATGCGGTCGTCCACCATCTCCAGGGCTGCTGGCGCCTTGTACTCGATGCTGTTTGCCATGGGTACCTCCTTTCTATACGACGCTCATCTCGATGTCGAACGGCGGGCTATCCTTGCCTTTGACGGTAAAGGACACGAAGATCGTTTCGTTGTCCCAAGTGAACTCAAAGTCTCGGACGCGCTCCGTCATGGGGTGCATCAGCAGCGCCTCCGTGATGCTGCGCTCCAGCTCCGCTTGTACGGCTCCGGGGGTTTCCTCGCTCATTGCTCCATCGTAATCGACGCCAATGTCGAGGTAGGCCAGGCATGCGCCGTGCTGGGTCTGCAGGCTTTTATGCACCCAGTTTTTGTATGCCTGCAGGCCGTCGATCATGACGATTCGGTTTCGTCCATCTCGTACAAAGTCGCCCTTTTCGTAGTCAAAAAGAGGCGCCGGCAGGTATGTCGCGGTGGGTTGCTCCGTCCATTCTTCGCTGACCGGGATTTCAAAGGTCGGGAACTCTGACATCTGCTGTTTGCCTCCTTCCTTATACGATGGCGGACGCCTTCACGACGACGTCAATCACGACGGCATCTCCGCCCACCCACGCCACGAGCACGCGGTCGCCGTGTTGCAGGCCCCGCGTGGTTTGGTAGGTCGTGTTGCTGACTTTGATGCTGTAAGGCAGCAAGTGCTTGCACACGTGATAGCTTCCTCGCGGGATCGGCACGGGGAAGTTGTTTGTGGTAAGGCTGCCATTGTTGCTGATCTTGCCGAAGTCGAGCGTCATCTCGTTCTTCCCTCCGGCGATTCCTCTGAAGGCGCTGGCCAGCCTGCTAAGCCCTGGGCTGTTGTCGCCTCTGCTCATGCTGCTTCTACCTCCATTTGCATCTGGGCTGTTGTGGCGTTGTGGGATATGCCCTTGACGTAGTAGTAGCCCGTGATGCGGTCTGTTTTGATGTGGATGCGGTCGCCCTTGCGGATGGCGGGGAACTCCGGCGCTCTGATGCTTAGTCTGCGCTGGGGTTTTCCTCGCTCGTTCAGTATCTTTTGTGCCGCGTTTCTGGCCTCCTGCAGGGTGGCGTCGCCTTTTGCGTGGATTTCCTGCAGCATACCGAACTCCGTGGCTCCTGTGAGCGTCGCCTCGATTGGGGGCTTGGTTTCCTTGTCTTCCTTGCCCACCACGATGACGCGGGTCACCAGGTCGGTCATACTGAAGCTCTCGCTGGCGCTGGCGATGTTTTCGCCGTCGGCGAATGAGTAGATCGTTCCGTTGCTTCCCTGGGGGATGATCTCCGCCTTGCCCTCCGTCGCCCGGATGATGGACTTCTTGCTCTTGGTGTTTTCGTCCGCCTTCTCCAGGGTCTCTGTGATCATGGAGGCGATCGTCCGGCCCTTGAACGCAAAGGCTTCGTGACCGATGTTCGGGGCTGTGAAGCGCGACATGGCGATGCCGTTGTCATTCAATAGCTCGCTGACGATGCTCCGCGTCATGGTTCCCTTGGCGTAGTAGCGGTTGTCCTTGCTCTTCTGCAGGTGGTACAGGCGGTCGTAGCAGGTCAGGACGATCTGCTCGTCGTTGTAAGGGGCGTTTTCCCATTTCCAGACCGTTCCCCGGAAGATCTCGGTTTTCTTGCCATTCCAGGTGCTGTACAGGAACATCTGGGTGCCGAGGGCCAGCTTGTTTGCCAGCCTGCCGCCTTTTTCGAGCTCAACATCGCGCAGGGTCAGGTTCAGGCGCATGGCGAGCTCGTTCTCGTTCTCTTCCCACGCGATATTCTCTGCGGTCATGTCCAGGTACAGGCGCTCTCCGTTTTTCATCACGGCGTCCACGCTGTAGGTGATTCCGTACAGGTCGATTTCCATTGCGCTCACCTCGTCAGTATTTCATCATCGTGGCCCTGACTCCGCCTCCGCCTCCGCCGCCTCCTGATTTCGGCGCTTTTGAAGGCGCCTGGTTCTGAGGCTTTACGTTTGGAAGCGCGAGCTTGATGCCGGATGTGATTGTGCCGATGATGCTCTTCGCTGTGTTCGCGATCTTGGTCAGGGTCGGGCGGTTTGCGTCCACGATGGTTTTGACCAAGGTGTTGCTGTTGTAGGTGCGCCTTGCTATATCCGCGATCGTTTCGAACGGCTTGGTCACAGTGGTGACCGGGGTTCCAGGCTTGTTTTCCCCGGTGGTGTTGGGGTTGAGGGGCTTGCTGGGCCGGGATGGCTGCGGCGGGGCGGTGTAAGGGGCGGCCGGCGCAGGCTCCAGAACGATGTGCCGCATCAGGATGTAGCCTTTTCCGTTTGCTCCGTTAATGTGCGGGGTCATGTAGTAGGCTCCTGACTGGCCCACGATCTCTATGCGACGGTTGTGGCCCCAGTAGTCCAAAACGCGGGCGTCGGCGCGCGGCTCGTACAGGACGGGCACGGCGCCGTTGGTGTTGCTCAGGCGAATGTGTCCCCACCTGCTGGGGGTTGTCTGTCCAGGCGCCGGCTTCGGCGGCGGGGCCGGGGGCGGAGGCGCGGTCTTTATGGTCAGCGCCCTTTTCATGGTCAGGGTGATGTTGTAGTTGACGTTGCCGACGCCTGTGTATTCGTAGTTGAAGCTCTCGATGAATACATCCTTGTTGATCGTCGCCTCGGTGACCATGAAGGCGAGGGTCTGGCCCTTGCGCACCCAGTCTTCGATTTGGGCGATGATGCTTTTCGGCTCCCTCCAGGCCGTTATGAACGGCATGCTTCGCATGTTCGGGCCTGGGAGGGTGCCGTTCCAGGAGTAGCCGATGAGGTTCGTTCCGCGCGGGATTTTGATTTCGCCGACGCTGATGATCTGGGATGCGATGGTCATGGCGCCTGTGCGCACGTTGAGGCTGTCCGGGAGGAGCGGTATTTGAAGCCGCTCGCCCGATGGCTTAGCCGTTAGGTACATCTGCATAGCCGTTCCTCCCTTCAAGCGGGCATGTTGCTGAGGATGTCTTCCAGCTCTGCGGCCATCTGGCTGCCGAGCATGTCCACGATTTCCTTGATGTTGGCGCGAATCTTGTCCATCACGCCTTCTGGGTTTTCGCTCTCAATCTGGAAGACGGGGTTGGAGTTAACGCTGACGGAGACCGTTACTCCTGCCTTCTGGGGCGCGGGTGCGTAGGCCGATGCGCGGCCTTCCGCTTCTTCGCTGTCTCCGATCTGGGATAGTAGGCCCGCGTATGGGGCCACGATGCCGCCCTCTGCAAACTGGCCGACGCCAAGCGCGCGGCCTGCTGCCAGCCAGAGATCGAGACCTCTGTTCCTGCGCTTTGCGCTCAGGGGGATGATGGCCTCTGGGCCATCCTCCGCTACCCAGGACAGGAAGGCGCCATCGTAGATGCCACCCATGGCGTTATTGGGCAGCTGGCCCTGCGGTGGTGCTTCGCCGTTGGTCTGGTAGTTTGTGGTGACGGTCACGGTTGCGGTCTTTCCATCGAGCTGTGCGACAGCATCGCGCAGGGCATCAATCTTTGCCTGGGTGCCGCTGGACACGCCGCCCAGGGTCTCCAGGGCGCTATGCAGGGCCGTGGTGTCCACCTTGCTGATGTCCACCTCTTCGATGGATTTGAGGGCTTCTCCGATCTGCGTGTAGCTGCTGATCTTGTCGAGGTTCATGGCGTCCAGCGCCTTGTTGACGTCACTGACCGCCTGGGCTTGCGCCTTCATGTCCTCTTCGCTGGTGCCGAACGGTGTCGCCGCCTGGACGGTGCTGATGCGCTGTTTTGCCTCTGCGACCAGCATGGATGATTCGGCAATCTGCGCCATCTGCTGCGGGTTCGTTTTTTCCGCCGGCGTGATGTAGTTGGTCTGGGCGTTCAGGTCGTTCAGTTTGTTCAATGCGTCCATGAACAGCTGCGTGCCGGTGGTGTCCAGGCTGCTGAATACGGCCGCTGCGTCTTCGATGGATTTGCCTTGTAGGTTTGATCCTTGGAAAGTTTCGCCTGCCACGAGGTTCTTCTCGTTGGTGTATTGGCCTACGAGGTTCGCGTTTTGTTGTTCAAGGAGGCGCTGTCTTTCGGCGGTTATTTCTTGTAGTCTCTGTTCCTCTTTCATTAGGTCTTGGAGAACAGTATCGAACGCGCCTGCGCCTTCACCTCCGAGGCCCATCGCTGCAAGAATGCCGATCGGGTTGATCATGGTATATTGGCCGACCTCGTCCATTATGCGCTTCTCCAGCGCTCCGTCTCGGTTTATGTAGCTTGCTTCGCTCCATGCGTCATACGCATCGTAACTCATGTAATTCTTGTTGCTGGGGTCGAGTTGCGTCCTTGCGTACTGCGATGCGTCTTGCGCAAACCATGTAGCCACGTCTGCCTGGATAGATGCAAGGTTCGCCCTGGCTATACTGGCGGTGTCCTGGGCAGCTTTTGCTGCGTCATAGTCGGTTTGGTATCTTGCCCGCATCTTTTCTTGCTCTGGCACGGTGGCCTGGCCTTCAAAGACGGCGGTGCGCAAGTTCGCCAGGTCGGTGTCGGCTTTTGCCTGGATTGCCGCTTCTGCCTGGGCCACACGCTCTTCGTTTACTCGTCCTGCTTCGATGTCCTCCTGCGTTATGACACCGCCGCTGGGGCCCACCAGATGTCCATACAGGGTTTCCAGTTCCTTGTTATAGTTGGCGAGCTGGTCTGCGCTTATGCCCTGGACGGCCACGTTAAAGACCAGGTTGTTTTGCCCTGCCATCTGGCTTAGGGTGACTATCTCCTGGATGTCTTTGTCGGTGTAGCCTTGCTTTTTCAGCTCCGCCGTGAGGACTGCTGTCTTGGTCTCGATGGCGACGTATTCTCTGGACAGCTGCGTCACCTGCTCCGGGGTCAGGTTGCCGCCTTGTAGCAGCAGGGTCAGCATGACTTCTTTCTCTTTGAGGGCCGTCCATTCGGTTAGCCCATCGAGGGTGCTGGTGTCGACGCCTGCGATCTTGATCGTGGTGGCGTCCAGGTCTTTCTGCACCTGGGCCAGCGCGCCTTCTCCGAGGCTTGCTCCTTGCAGGAGCAGGTCCAGCTGGATTTTGCGACCTTCTGCGCCTGTTATGTCCGTGATGAAGGTGTCTATTTGCGCCTGTGTCCAGTTAGTTCCCTTTTTGAGGGTGGTGCTGATTTCCAGGGTGAGGTCGCTGGTGTTTTTTAGGTTGGTTTTCAGCCCAGTGATGTCGGTCTCGCTCAGGCCGTATGATTTCAGCTTTGCTTCGACCTCGACCTTGAGGTCGTTGTATGCGGCCAGCCCGGTTCTTAACGATGCGATCTCCGCGTCGGTCAGGCCGTAGCTCTTGAGCTTCGCCTCGACCTCTGCGGTGAGGCCGTAGGTGGTGAGGTTCGTCCTGAGCTCCGTGATTTCCGCCTCCGTCAGCCCTGCACGCTTGAGCTTCGGGATGATGTCGATGGTTGGGTCTGCCTTGGTCAGGTCGGTCAGCAGGGCTTTGATGTTGGTGATGTCTGTGTCAGTAAGTCCGCCGCGCGCGATGTTCAGTTTGAATACCAGGTCCTTCTGTCCGGCCATGGTGGATAGTTGCACGATCTGGTTGATCTTTTCGTCAGAGAAGCCTGCCTGCTTCAGGGTCGCCTTGAGGATCGCTTCCTTGCTGGAGATAGCGGCGTACTCCTGGGACAGCTTTGTCACCTGCTCCGGCGTCAGGTTTCCGCCTTGTAGCAGCAGGGTCAGCATGACCTGCTTTTCCTTTAGGGCTTGCCATTCGGCCAATCCCTCCAGGGTGGAGGTGTCGACGCCGGCAATCTTGATCTTGGTGGCGTCGAGGTCGGCCTGCACCTGTGCAAGGGCTCCTTCGCCAAGGCTCGCGCCCTGCAGGAGCAGGTCAAGCTGAATCATGCGGCCTTCCACGCCGGTCAGGTCGGTGATGTAGGTGTCGATCTGCGCCTGCGTCCAGTTGGTGCCCTTTTTCAACTCGAGCCCGATTTCCAGTTTGAGCTCTTCGGTCTCCTTGAGGTTTGTTTTCAGCCCAGTGATGTCGGTCTCGCTCAGGCCGTATGATTTCAGCTTTGCCTCCACCTCGACCTTGAGGTCGTTGTATGCGGCCAGCCCGGTTCTCAACGATACGATCTCCGCGTCGGTCAGGCCGTAGCTCTTGAGCTTCGCCTCGACCTCTGCGGTGAGGCCGTAGGTGGTGAGGTTCGTCCTGAGCTCCGTGATTTCCGCCTCCGTCAGCCCTGCCTTTTTCAGCTTGGGCACGATCTCGAGGGTGGGGTCTGTGGTGCTCAGGTCTACCAGCATGGTCTTGATGTCTTCGATGTCCTGATCTGTCAGGCCGCCTCTGGAAATCTTTAGTTTGACCTCCTTGATACGGGCGATGGTGTTGGTCGCCTCGACGGCCTGGGTGGCCGCCTTCTGGTAGTTTTTCCATGCCTGGGCGCCCTTCTCGCTGTCTGTCATGAGCTCCTGGCGGTGGCGTTCCTGGGCGTCGCTGTGGAGCTTGAGGCCGATGCCGACGGCGGTGAGGGCCGCTGCTGCCGCCCAGCCCCAGCCGGGGATGGCCGCCAGGGCGCCCTTGATGCCTGCAAAGATGCCGACGCTCTTTGCTGCGCCCGCTGCGGTGGCTGCCGTAGCGACCTGCGTCGTTGCCGCGCCTGCGACTTTAGCGGCTCCTGACACGCCAAACAGGGCGGTCTTTAATCCGCCGAAGAGCTTGACGCCTCTGAATATGCTGCCGCCCAGGGTCAGGGCGCCTTTGCCGAGCAGGAAGGTGGAAATGAGCCCGGTGCCGCTGGCGTTGCCGGTGAGCATTCCTCCTGCATCGCGCATAAGGGCGCCGATGATGGACGGTATCTTTTTTGCAATTGAGCCCAGGTCGAGCGACTTGAAGAAGGTGCTCACGAAGGTTTTTGCTGCTTCCGCGCCCGCCTTCGCCATGCCGGTGATGTTCAGGCCCTCGAAGTCTATCTCCTGGCCTGTGAATGCCGCGATGATGCCGGTGGCGATGCCGCGCAGCATCTCGCCGGCGGTCTTTGCGATGCGCTCGACGATGGCCAGCACCTTTGTCTTGCCGCCGCCATCCCACCATTTCTGCATGGGTTCCGCGATGATCTTGTCCCAGGCGACGAAGAACTTCGCGGCGAAGCCGTCTGCGTTCTTGAAGTCGTCGCTGGCGAACACATCTCCGATGTGCTTCGACACGCGCTTGATGCCTTCGATGGCCTTATCGGTGAAGGCTAATACCTTCTCTTGGATCATGGGCATCTTGCCTGTAAACCATTGGATGAACTGGCGGAAGTATGGGTTCAGCTTTTCCATCAGCTCAAATTGCAGGGTTTCAAACGCGCCGCTTAATTCCTCGATGTCGCCGGCGAGGTTGTCGAGGCGAATCTTTGCCATGTCTGCGGCTGCGCCTGCGCTGCCCTCCAAGCTCTTCTGGAAGGCTTCGTAACTGTCCGCGCCCTGCTCAATGACGCCGAGCCATGCGGAGGACGCGTATGTACCGAATAGGGTTTCCGCTGCGTTCAGGCGCTGCTCCTTGGTCAGGGTGGAGAAGCTGGTCTGCAGGTCGCGGACGATGGTGCTCATGCCCTTCATCGTGCCGTCGCTGTTGCTGAATGACAGGTTCAGATCGTTCATGAGCTTCGCTGCCTGCTTGGTCGGGGTGGCCATGCTAAGCAGGGAGGAACGGATAGCGGTACCCGCCATGCTGCCCTTGATGCCTGCGTTGGCCATCTGGCCGGTGAGGGCCGCGACCTCTTCCAGGCTCAATCCGAAGCCCTGGGCGATGGGCGCTGCGTACTTGAGCGTTTCGCCCATCATTTCGATGTTGGTGGCGCTGCTGGTAGCAGTCTTTGCGAAGATATCCGCGACACGGCTGGCGTCCTTCGCCTCGATCTTCATGGCGCGCATGACGGTGGCCACGATGTCGGACGCGGTCGCCAGGTCTGCGCCGCCTGCCGCTGCCATGTCCAGCAGGCCCGGCATGGCAGATATGACTTCGTTTACTTGCCATCCGCTTTGTCCCAGGTACTGCATGCCCTGGCTGACCTCGGATGCGCTGAACACGGTTGAAGCGCCGAGGTCTTTCGCGGTCTGGTTAAGCCGTTTGAACTCTTCGTTGGTAGCGCCTGTGAGGGCGCGGACGGCGCTCATGCCTTTCTGGAAGTCAATAAAGCCGCCGATGGTGTCCTTCGCGCCCAGCCCTATGCCAGCGATGGACAGCGCGATGCTGATGGGGCTGGTGATCATTCTGTACAGCGATCGGAAGGGGGCGGTCACCTTGTCAAACAGGGTCACGGTGATGCGCCACGCCTTTGACACCAGGCTCTTTGCGCTGGCGCCGATCTGCTTGAGGATAGGGCTCGCCCTGTCGATTGCCTGCATGATCAGTTGGAACTTCTCCTTGAACATGCCTCGCAGGGTCTTGTTGGATTTCTGGACGCGCTTTTCGAAGGCGTCGGTCTGCTTCCCGGCGTCGTCTGCTGCCTTGCCGGCTTCCTTGAGCCCGGCAGCGGCGCTCTTCGCGCCGTCTGCCAGGCCGTCGGTGGCGCTTGCGGAGCTGCTTTTCAGCTTCTCCACGCCTTTTAGAATCTTGGAGAGGGTCTCGTCGATCTTGTCCAGGGCGCCCTTGTCCGTCAGGTCAATGGCCTGGATGGGTATCTCGATGCGGAATACCTGTTCTGCCACGACGGGATCACCTCCTTGCGCTGTTTCTGCCGGCCGCTTCGGCCTCTGCTTCGAGTTGGATGGTCATGCTCTGGAGCATGAAGGTTCGTATTCCGCGCGGCTTCCTCATCACGGCATCTGGCGGTATGCCCGTTCTTTGGAAGATGTGGTGAAGAAGCAGCGCGTTTCCGCCAGAAAGGATTAGTTTTTTACTGTTTCGTCGTAGCTGTCGTTGTTGTCATCTTCATCGTCGTGGTAGCCGGAGAGGATTTCGATGCGCTCAACGATGGCGGCCTTCTTGCCGGCCAGCGGGATCAGCTTGTCGACCATGTCGACGCCGGTGATAACGTCGCAGGCTTTCCAGAAGCGCTGGTTGTTCCAGAGCTTTTCGCGGTCTTCCTCGACGGTCGCGGTCAGGATCAGCTCGCTGTGGTAGCCGACGGTGTTGGTGCTCTCAGGCAGGCGCATGCCGCCCAGGCGGCGGTTCTTCGCGTACCTGGTGTGGCGCTCCCTGCAGCGATCCCATTCTTTTTCGGAGAGGGCTCGGATGCGGAAGCGGATGACCTGGCCCGCGAAGTCCAGCTCGATGGTTTCGGTGACTTCCTCGTGGATGTTGGGGTTGGCCAGGGCGCGCAGGATGGCGTCTTCGTTCATGATGAGCGCCTGCTGCTTCTCTTCCTGGGTCATGGGGGCTTCTTGCTTGTTCTTGGTCTCCTTGATTTCCTTGGCGTCCATGGTGATTCTCCCTTCACTTATTTCTGGCTATGCGGCCAAAGATGCCCCGCAGGGGCTTTCCCTGCGGGGCTTTTGAGGTTCCTGGTGGTGTTACCGGTTCTGCAGCAGGCTCTGCAGGTCGGGCGGGCGGTTGACGATGAACGACCAGTTGCGCTTGTACAGCTCGCCGACCGTCATGTTCTGGATGTCGATGGTGCCATCGGGGACGCAGTCGCGATAGACGACCTGCTCCTCGCTGCCGTCGTAGGGGCTGCGCATCATTCCCCGGAAGTTGTAGGAGGGCATCCTGTGCTGTGACAGTCCCTTGATCAGGTCTTTGAAGAACTTACTGTCTTCAACGATGATCTCGGTGAAGGTGAGGGTGACCTTGTAGCTGGTCATGGTGGAATGCTCCTGGGCGTCGCCCAGGGGCTGGTAGGTCGCGTTGTTGATGGCGACCTGGGCGGTGAAGTTTTCCATGGTGGCCATAAGCTGGCCTTTCTCGTCAAACATCGCGCCGTCTTTGCCGGACATGACCTTGCGAACATCAACGACCGGGCGATTGTTCAGAATAGACATGTGCTGTTACTCCTTTCTTTCCTGCGCTTACGCCTCGGTGAAGCGGAAGCGGTAGGTGATGTAGACCTTCTCGATGCTGTCGAGGTCGAGCACGTCGATCACGAACCAGGCGCTGTCGCCCTCTGCGGGGTTCTTGGGGTCTTCCTTGACCTCGCATGAGAGCAGCTTGCCCTCCGCGATCATCAGCTGGCCGACGCCGTTCGCGATGGCGATGAAGGTCTGCCGCCCGTTGCTGTCGTTGTTGACGGTGCCGATGATACCCTCTGTGCTGGCCAGGATGCGCTGGATCAGCTCATAGCGGGTCTTGGTGCGCCGGATTTTCTTCCAGCCTGCGTCTTGGTCGGCGCTCAGGGTTGTCAGGGTGTTGATGCCCTGCTCGATCCACACGACGCCGGTGGCGCTTGCGGTGAGCACAAGGGCGCCGCCCAGGAGGGCCGCCTCGACCTGGGTGCGGGTCAGCGGGCCTGCGACGGTGTGCGCACCAGGAACGGGCGCGTGGGTGAGGCTCTGGTTGCTGGGAACGGCGGCGACCATACCGGCGATCTTCGCGGCGATGTTGAAGCCGTCCACCAGGGAGCCGTCGGGGCTGTACTCGCCGTTCAGAACGTAGATCACGTTCTCGCTGTTCATGGCGGTAGCGTTCGCCTGGCGGGTTGCCAGGGGTACGCTGATGGGCTCTCCGATGACCGCCTGCGCCATCTGGCCGGCGTTGGTCACGCGGGTGATGAAGCTCTTCACCAGGGCGTGGATGGCGGTGTCGCTGCTGTCAACACACAGGGTGTTCCAGGCGTCCGCTTCCAGCACCGTGAAGGCGTCGGAGTAGTCCGTTGCGGCGATGGTGGGCGAGGTTCCGGCGGTGGTGAACGCCTTCTGGGACAGCGCTTCCAGCGCGCCGTTGCCTGCGTCCAAATGCTGCGCTACGACGACGGCCTCCGGGTTGGCGTTCATGGCGTCGACCACGGCCTGCGCTTCAGCGGCTCCCTTGGGGAAGGTGACCTTCGTCAGCTCCTTCGTGCCACTGTAGATGATCAGGTCGCGCTTGTTGGTGGGGTCGCCCAGGTTGTCGCGGATGGTCGCGGCCAGGGGGCGGGCGCCGGGGTGCTTGGCGGTCAACTTGACTGCGGGCACGGGGGTGCCGGCGGTGTCGTTGATGGTCAGATCGGCTGCGGTGCCGCCGCTGCCGACGCGCACAACCTTGACGGTCTGCGCGCCGCCGTCGAAGATTTTGTTGATGATGGCGGTGTTGCTATTCTCGCCGCTGTCATCGCCGAAGTTGTCGTAGATTTCGGCGGGGCTGGAAAGGTTGACGACCTGTCCCAAAGGGCCCCAGTTGGCTTTGAGCGCTACGGCTACGGTGCCGTTGATGGCGCCGGCCAGGGGGTCTGCACCTCCTTTGGTGGTGCGGAAGTAGATGCCGGGGCGGATTTTCTTTTCGCCGACGGTGTAATTACCGGCCATGATTAGACCTTCCTTTCTGCGAACGCTTTAACGACCTTTCGCGCCTGGTCGATGCTGGTTTCCGTGATGCCTGCATGGGTGAGGGCCGCCGATACGATGTCTGGCGGCTGGGTGAAGATGGCGGTCGCGTTCTCGATGATCTCGCCGACGGGGTAAATGTCTTCCTTCGGCTCGACCTTTGCGGGTTGAGGTTGTGGCGCCGCTTTCACGGGCTGCGGCTTTGTGGGCTTCTCTTTACTCATGTCGCTTAACTCCTTAATTTCTACACGCCCTTGACGGTCGTGCTGATGTTCCTGAGCTTCGGCTCCGGCGCTGGGTTTGCGTACCAATCTCGCAGGATGCCGTAGCGTGCTCTGGCCACGATCTGCCCTTGCCGAAGGTAGTTCGTCTGCGGCATCATCGTCAGGCTGTACAAGAACAGCGGGGAGCCGTCCTCCATGGGCACGTGGTTGATCTGGGAGGCCGTCGCATTAATCCGCGAAAGCACGGCCAGACGGTCTGGCGCGTTCCTCGCATAGACGTGCCCTTCGATCATGGCGTCCATCCATGTCATCGCGTGCTTCTGCTGGTGCATGCCCTGGGAGGCGATGCGCCAGTACACAACGGGCCGGTCTCGGGACGGCTCGATCCATCCATAGAATGCGTCCAGGCCGATGACTGTCGCCTGCGGCAGGAGCGCCTTCGTCCATTCGTTCAAGGCCTTGATGGGGTCGGGTGTAGTTGTTGCCTGTCCGGGAAATGCGATCAGATCAAACGTCAGGGTGATGCCGGTGGTCTCCAGCGATTCGTCTTTCTGGTTGCGCACCTGCCAGGCGTCGCTGCGGAGCCATGCGATGCAGTAGGTGTCGTCCTTCGCACGCACAAAGACGGCGTGAAGGCTTTTTCGCAGCTGCATTTCGATGGTTTCCGGGTCAATCGGATTCTCAAAGTCGCACCACACATGGATGGTAAGGATGCCGCTGGTGTTCCGCGCCGGGTCTTCCTGCAGGCCGATGGTGTAGTCGATGCGCGGGTACTGCTTCGCTCCCCATTTCTTGTCGTTCGCTGGTGCCGCTTGCTGGTAAAAGACCGCCGGGCGGTTGTCATATCTGGCAAGCAGGGCCGATGGTCCTGCGTCGGTGGTCAGGCGCTCATACAGCATTTGATCGAGTTGCATTTTCTTCCGGTTCTTCCTGTCCCTCTTTTGGTACGAGCGTGTCCTCATTTGTGTCCTCCCTTGTTTATATGCTGACGCTGTATGGCTCGTTCATGATCTGTTCGATGGCCGGGCCTGCCTGTTCGATGATGCGATCCCTGTACGGGCGCGGCGCCATGCGGCTTGTGCCGCTTTCCAGCAGCGGCGCATACGGCACGCTCGTTTCAATCGCGGCGACGTTGGGGTCTGCCTGGATCGGGCGGAAGCTGCCCATCAGGGTGCTCGTTCTGGAGGCGGGCGGTTCTCCGGGTGCCGACGCGATGTAGGTACCGCCGTTGGGCTTGCGGTAGGATCGGCCGGAGCGAGGGCCTGACAGCACTTCCATAGACGTGTTTTTCAGGGCGATGGAGCATCTTGTGGCTCTAATCGGGACTTGAGCTTCTATCTGGCTAACGATGCTGGCCACGATTGTCTTGATGCTGACGCTCACGTTCGATCATTCCTTTCCTCGCAGTAGTACATCGTGTGGATGTCCATCTCGCCTTTGTTGTGGACGGCCTTGACGCGGAAGAACCGTGTCTCCTTGCCGTTCTTGAAAAGGGCGAAGATGTTCCCTTCTTCCGCCTGCGGGCTTCCGCGCTGCAGGATGCGGTGGGTGACGGTCACGTTCCTCTGGTGGTAGGCCTCACGTTCCTCGGGCTTGGCAACGGACAGGATGCAGCTGAGCTGCGCTTTTGGTGTCTGGCCCGTCATTTTGACGCGCCCTCTGCTGTTGGTGTCCGTTTGCGTTTCGTACACGTTGAAGGTCTTCGGGAAGCTCTCGGGTCGGGTCGGGCCGATTAATCCGAACCTCATAGCTTCTTGTCTCCCTTCTCCGTGTAGGGGCTTTGCTGCATGCCGCTGTAGAAGTAGTGGCCCTGGTCTGGGCCACGCATGCCGTCGGCGATGCTTCCGGAGATGGGGACGGTGGTCTCGAGGTCTTTCTTTGCCGCCTCGAGCATCTTTCGCCAGCGCTCAGCGCGTTGGTCGAGCTTGAAGGATGTGCCGTCGTCGCTCCAGTCGGTTTCGAAGGACAGGCGGTTGCATACGGCCTCGATCAGCCTGTACTTCGCGCGCTTCCAGCTCCTGGGATGCGCTTCGATCATGGCTGTGATCTCTTCGTCAGCCAGGAAGGCGGTCGCTCCTTCTCCGTCCACCAGGGTGTCGCCGAGCTGGAAGCGCATCGCGTCCTTCCCTTTTTCGCTCACCTTGGAGGGGTCGTATGTGTAGGCCATTTAGCTGACCGCCTTCCTGGGTTTGGGCGCTTGCCGTTTTGCGGGCTTCTGGGGCGGTTTTACGGGGCTTTCGACCTTGAGGGTGTCATTGGTCGGCTCTGCGTCTTCGCGCTTGTCCTGCGCTACCCTGGGCTGCCTGGCTGGGGCTTCTTCGATGACGCCCATGGACAGCAACTTGGGGATGCGGCTTTCGACGAGAAGGTCGTGCGGGATTTCTTCCCCGGCGCTTAGTTGTGCGCCGTTCAGAATGCACGGCTTCTTGCAAATGTATGTTTTCACGCCTGTCTCCTTTCTCGTGATTTATGAATGCACCGTTAGGCGCGCTTTGCGCCGTGCATGGGGTCTGTCCAAAATCAACACCGGGAGGTGTGTGTTGAGAGGTGGGGCGATATTGGTGGTGCAGTGCTGATTTCCATGCACGGCGAGCGTGCCGCCATTGTGCGGAGGCCACAATCGGCTGCGCTTATAGCGCGGTGCGGGTGTCGGTGGTGTTGGTTACACGCACTCCGTGAGGAAGGTGCCCAGCTCGTCGCAGACCTGCTTGCAGTCGTAGCTGATGAGGCCCTCGATGAACTCGGTGTGGGTGCCCTTCTCGCCCTCGAACTGATCGAAGGCCAGATATTGGCCGTTGCCCAGCATGTCCCACGCGAAGGTGTAGCCGGCGGTGGGCTCGTCGATGGCGGCGTTGGGGGCGGCGTAGGCCAGCAGGGCGCCCTTGCTGTCGCACACGAACTGCATGTCTTCCTGGCCGTAGCCACCCTTATTGTAGACGCTGTTGAGCACGACGACGCGCTCGATCTCCAGCAGCTGGGCCAGGACGTTGGTGTTGACGGTGGCCGGATTGGCGGTGCTGCCGCTGTACTTCACGCGGTCGATGATGTCGGGGTTGATCTTGAGCGCCTCATAGGCTTCCACGCCGAGGGCCAGCACGTTGGGCTTCCTGCGCCCGGCCAGCATCATCTCGTTCTTCAGCTTGCCGAAGAAGCTCACGGGGTCGAAGTTGGCGTCGTTGAATTTCAGGAACTGCTTCCCGGTGGGGCTGGCAGCGACGCCGGTGTACTCGTTGTTCCAGATGCCGGGCTTGAAGAAGCCCTCAGCGAACATCCTGTCCATGTGGAGCTTCAGCTGCTCCGTGGCCAGGCGAATCTTCGCCCTGCGAGGATCGGCGATGCCGGGGGTACCGGCGCGTTGGTAGTTGACGGCGCCGATCTGGTCGATGCCGATGATCACCTGGTCGACCTCGCAGTTGTACAGGTCTTGCGTGGTGCCGAAGAGCATCGGGGTGACCTTGCCGAAGCGGGGCTTGCGCTGCACGTTGTCTCGGGCCAGGTCGGCCTTGTTGAACTTGTAGAAGTGGCTGGTGCTCAGGGCCACGGGGACGATGGGGAAAACGAACGGCGCGACGAACCAGTCGTCGGGCTGAAAGTGGGCGACGCTGAGGTTCGTCAGGTAGTTGTTGGGCTTCCAGCCCTTGCTGATGGACAGCGCGATGTCGGTGTTGCTAAGCATGGTGGTTAATTCCTTTCTCTGCTTTTTCGGTTAGGCCGTGATGCGGCAGATGGCGCACTCGACGACAGCGTTGGCGGCGATCAGGTCGCCCTTGAGGCAGTAGTTCGGCTTCCAGCCTTTCGCGATGTTCGCCATGATGGCTTCGTTAGTCAGTGCGCTCATTTCTATTTCCTGCTCCTTTCAAGGCTTCTTTACTGCCCGTTGACCCACTTGCTGGTATCACCGTCGTAGCTGAGGGTGTCGGCAGCGGTCGGCTCGGTGATGGTCACGTCGCCGAGGTCGGACAGGTTGAGGTCGCTGTTCTTCCACTTCTCGGCGGTCGCGTCGTAGACAAGCAGATCGCCGTCCGCGGCGCTCGTGAGGTCAACGTCCGCCAGCCCGGACAGGTTGAGGTCGCTGTTCTTCCACTTCTCGGCGGTCGCGTCGTAGACAAGCAGATCGCCGTCCGCGGCGCTCGTGAGGTCAACGTCCGCCAGCCCGGACAGCGTTACGGGAGTGATGCTACCGCCCGACTTGTAACCGGCCTTCACAACTTGCACTTTGATGGGCTTGTTTTCGTCGCCGGCTTCCAGCGCGATTGCGAGGATGAATGTGCCCTCTGTCGCTACCACGGCCTTGCCCGCTGCGTCTGTCGCAAGCTCTGAACCTGCGTGTACCAGCCCGCCGGCAATCCAGTAGCAAATGTCTTTGATTTGAACGTCCATTTCATCGTTCAATGCGACGGTTTCCGCGTCCGCAAGAACAATGCCGATGGCCGGGTCTCCTGCGGTGGGGAGGGTGAATTTGCCGTTGGTGAATTTCACAGCCAACATTGCCGGGCTTGTGATTGCCGCGCCTGCCACGCCGTGGAGGGTGGGGCTGTTGTTTACCGAGTGATTGATGTAACTCATGGATTTGCTCCTTTCCTTTTCCTGTTAATTCCTGGATTTCTCGTAGTCCGCTACAAGGTCCGGGTGCTTTGCGCACGCTTCGTCAATCGCTTCTGCCCAGCTTAGGGTGGTTTTCGCCTTTGCAATCTCGCTGGCCGCGGCCTCGATTTTCTTCCAGGCGTCGCTCTCACTGACTGTGCCGCGCTTGCCGATTTCGTCGAAGGCTTTGGATTTCTCCAGGGCCTCCAGGTTGCTGTCCAGCATGGCGATGAAGCCGTTGTACTGCTCTTCGCCGAGCTGCTTCATGCCCTTGAGGACAGGGGCCAGCTCTTCGGGCTTCTTGCCCAGGAGCTCGTACTTTTTCGCCACATCGACGAAGGCGCGCTCTTCGGTCTCCGCCTTGAACTTGCGGAGGGCTTCCAGCTCTTCCTTCAGCTCAGGGGCGATGCCCTTGCTGACGTCTTCCTGGGGCTCGGTCTCAGGTGCGGCCGGTGCCGCGGGGGCGGGGGGCGCAGCAGTGGTCTCTTCCTGCTTGCCGTAGCGCTTGGAGAGGTCGTTGAAGGTCTCCAGCTCTTCCGGGGTCATCTTGGTGGTATCGAACTGCATTTCAGTTGCTCCTTTCGTTACAGGGGGCGTCTGTGCGCCCGGCTCGGGGATATCCGCCGGCGCTGGGGGCGGATCGGGTTGCTGGGGCTGGGTCTCTGCCTGCAGGTGGTCGAGGATGTTGCGCTTGACCGCGAGGATGACGGCGACGTCGGTCTTGAGCTCTGCGCTTTTTCCTTGCGCCCATTGATCGGTCGCCGCATCAAAGGCTGCGGCGAACTCGGTCACGCTTTGCTGCATCTTCTCTTTCTTCGCGGCGGTGTCCGCCTCGTCGTCGTAGAGGATGCTGCGAATGCTGTCCATGAACAGGTAGGTGGTGTTCATGGCCTCGCTGGCGACCTTCTCCCATTTCTGCGCATCCTGCGCCTCGGAGAAGGTTTGCGCATCGGCCTTGTTGACGTCCACGCCGAACGCTTTCGCGATGGCGTCGATCAGGCGCTTGCCGATGCTGCGGTCGTCCTGGCCCTCTGGCTGGGCCGGTTCCTGGGCAGCTTGATGATCTTCTTTGCGCTTTGCGAAGCGGATGTGAGCGTCGGGGTTCGCGCCCTCGTCCACGAGCGCCACGCGCTTGATCCTCAAGCCCTTAAGCTTGGTGGCCATTGGTGGGTTACCTCCCTTCGTTTACTTGAGCGCGGATAGCAGCTCCTTCGATCGAGAACATGGTGTAGGTGCCGTCTTTGACCTTCTCCCACACGTCGTCGTCGATGACGCGGAAGCCCACCCACCAGCCGTGGGGAAGGTCGCCTTCCTTGAGGCCGAGGGCTGTGATCTTCTCCGGGGTGAAGACGATGCTCTCCACCAGCACGGCGATGTCCAGGCCGCCGCGCTCGTGCATGTCGCTGCCTTCGCGGAAGAACTGCACGAAGTCGTAGGCCGCGCTCTCCAGCTCTCCGATCTCTACGATGTCTTCCTGGTGGTCGACGATGGTCTCGCCGTCCGCCCTGTCTGCGACACTCGCCCAGCCAAAGACCAGGCGTTCCTCGCTGTCGGTGGCCTTGCGGATGTCAAAGTTGCAGGTGAGTAGGCCGTCGTCTCCGGCCGGGTGCTCCGCCTGGGGCTCTGCCCTGGGCTGCGGAATGAGGTATTGCTTGAACGTCTTCATGTGGCGCCCTCCCTGGCATCAAAAGACCGCCCGGAGGCGGCTCGTCATTTGTGGTATTGCCTTTTCTGTTCTGGCGTCAGGTATTGCTCTTCGAGGTACTGCACCTTGCATTGGCAGTTGGGGTGCGCCGGCGGCAGGGCTTTCCCGATGCTGAATACTCCGTCCATGGGCACGATCTCGCCATGGATGGTGCCGCACACGCGGCAGACGCGCTCGTTGCGGGCAGTGAGCCAGCGCTTGACCATGGTGGGCAGCAGGCCCTCGGCTGTGTATTCCCGGACGGTAGCGTCCATGCCGTGGTTGTATGCGTAGGCGGTTTCCGTCTGGGCGATGGTGCCGGCGCGGCGCCTGTGCATCTTGGCGGCGTAGGTTGCCTGGCGTTCCAGGGCTTTCTGGTGCGATAGCCCTGCCTCCCGCATTTTCTCGTAGTAGCGGAAGGTGGTTTGTGTCTGCCTGGTGGTTAATCCGACGGTGGGCCGGATGGCGCGGGCCAGTTGGTCGATGCTCATGGTCTCGGTGAGTGTCGCCTGCCTGACCAGGGTGTTGACCGCCGTATACTGGTTGACGCTGACCTCGCGGATCAGCTGTCCGCCTCGGTTGGTGATGAAGCGGGCGATCTGCTGCGCCTCTGCGTCCCTGACGGTCATGCCGTATCGCCGGACGATGTCGTTGGCTGCTTCCTGCACCATGGCCTGCATCAGCGGTTCGTATGCGGTGGCCACGAAGCGGCTGTAGTCCTGCTGCCATTGGAAGAAGTAGTTGATGCTTAATTCTCCGCTTAGGATCGCCTCACGCAGCTCTTTGTAGGTGATGGCCGCCGCCTGGTTCGCCCATGTGTGGTTAAGGATTTCTGCCAGCTGCGGGCTGTTTTCGTCGATGAGCGCCTCGAGCCTGTCCTGCATCCGTGTCATGGGCTATCGCGTCCCAGCGCCTTTTTTGCCTGCCTTGCGATATCGTCATCTTCGGGGGCGATGTCTTCGGTGTCCAGGTCGCTGGGCGGCGTTCCTCTGCGCCTGCGCTGGTCTTCCCGAAGGCGACGACGCGTTGCCTGATCTTCGTTCTGAGGTGTGGGCTGGCCTTCATCGAACTGTTGCGTCTCGGTGCGCTCTGGCAGGTGCGCCACCTCGCGCAGGTAGTCCTCGAGGCTCTCGTCCGGGGTGATGGCTCCGCTGATGGTGAGCTCCCGGATGAAGGTGCTCAGGTCTTTCAGGTCTGGGCTTTCGACGTCGCCATGCACCAGGCGCGGGTAGTCGGTGATGCCCTTGAAGTGTTCGGCGTTCATGCCGATGAGACGCGGGATGCCCTGGATGTTAAACACCTCGCAGATGATGTCGAGGTATGTGCCCAGGGCCATGCTAAACAGCTCCGTCTTGTCGCTGCTTAGGGCGAAGCTGCCCACCTTCTGGTGCCCGAGCAACAAGAAGTCGCTCATGGTGCTCATGGCGATTCTGGTGTCGTAGCGCTCGATGACCTGGTTGGTGTCAAACTGGCGGCGGCTGCCGCTGTTGATTAGCTGGAGCTCCCAGCCTCTGGGAAAGACCAGGCCCTCGGTGGCATCTCGCCGGACGTTGCGGACGATGGTCTCTGCGCGCTTGAGCGCGTCTACCATCTCCGGGTCGCCGGTGTCCCAAACGTTCATGCCCTCCGGGGCGTACAGCACCGGGAAGCCTGCCAGGTCGCGCTCGATTCCCATGCCTTCGATCTCTTGGATGCGGCGCTTGAAGTACCACGGCCTGTATGCGCTTCTCAGGATGCTCCTGCCCTCGGGGTTGCCCTTGCGGCTCTTCGTGCGGAAATGGAGCGCCTTCTCGATGGGGATGGTCACCTGCTGATACCTGGGCGGCGCGATCTGGGTCATGCCCTTGATGTTGTCGCGGTCGTCGTACTCCCAGGCGAACAGGGTTTCCTGTGCCCGGATGGGGAGCTTCGCCCAGCCGATGAGGCCGTCGGTGTACTTGCTCTGTGTGCGCGGGTCGTTGGTGTTGCCCATGCGCCGCTTGTAGACGATTTCGTGGAAGCTCCAGCCAAAGGTTAGGAAGGACAAGATCTCGCTGATGACGTCTGTCCATGTGTCCTGCATGTCCTCCATGCAGCTCTCCACGAACTCCGCGGCTTCCTGATCCTTGTCGCTGTCTCCGGCGGGTTGGACGCGCCAGGGGCTTTGCCGGATCAGGGTTTCGATGGCGTAGAGGATGGCGCCGCAGACGTCGTCGTTTTCGGCCATTTCTCTGTAGGTTTCTATGCCCTTGGTGCCTTGCAGCTCCTTGAGGAACTCTTCGGAAAAAACTCCTGAATAGCGACGCTGTCCGATGGCTCCTATCTCATTCATTAGTCTGGACAATTGTGTATCTCACCTACCCTCTCCAGTAGCTCTGTTTGTCTGCGCCGTAATCGGCGGGCGGTACGCTGTGTGCCTGCTTGTCTGCAAGCTGAATGATCGCCTGGGACATGGCGTCCACGTCGTCATCGTGCGCTCCGTTTGGGAAGTTGGCGCATTCCTCGATGAAGTCGTGCACCCAGGGGGCGATGCTGGGGTCTGGCAGATAGACATTGCCCGCCTCGATGTATGGCGATACTGCCTGCGCCCTGACGATCTTGCCGCCCTCGGGGCGAACGGGGATCAGGCCGGGCACCTTCTTCTTGAGCAGCTCGATGACGGCAGGGCCGTTTGCGGCGTCTTCCACATACTTTGCCCTGGCTTTGGGGTGCTTTGCCGACAGGGTCCTGATGGCCTGCATGGTCTCCGTGATGCCCATGCGCCCGTGGACACGATCGAGCAGGAAGAAGTCTGCTCCTTGCTTGCCCCAGACGTGGCCGGCAACGAAGTCGTTGTTGTCTCCGTCCTTGAAGGTGCAGTCCCAGGATTGCGCCTGGGTGCCGATGGTGCTGGGCGGCTGCTTGTAGAACTTGAACCAGCTGCGCCGGATGATGCCGCCCTCTGCCGGGGATGGCCGTTGCTGGTACAGGCCGGCGTAGGCGTAGCTGCCGACGGCAGCTTTCTGCTGCGCCAGCCATTCGCTGGTGAAGCCGCCCTCTGGCCACAGGGAGTCTCCCTCTGCGCGCCCGAGCAGGTCATCCACCTCCGCTTCTGCGGGCAGTCGGATGATCTCCCAGTCGTCGGGCTCGCCGTATTCCGGGTTGAGCAGGCGGCCGCAGAGGTCGTCCTCGTGCCAGCGGGTCATGACGATGATGATGGCGCCGCCTGGCCTGACGCGCGTCTTGAAGGTGCTGCGGTATTCCTCGTGCACCTTGTCGCGCATGGTTTTGCTGTTTGCTTCTTCGCGGTTCTTGATGGGGTCGTCGATGATGAGCAGGTGAGCGCCTTCTCCTGTGGCTGCGCCTCCGATACCGACGCTGATCATGCCGCCGGCGTGGCCTGCAATGTCCCAGGATGCCGCGCTGTTCTTTTCCTTGGAGAGGCTGATGCCGAATATTTCTTCGCCAAACTCCGCGATCTTGTCTCGGTTCTTCCGGCCGAACTTCTGCGCGAAGTTGTCGTTGTAGCTGCCGATCATGGCGCGGCTGTCTGGATTCTTGCCCAGGTAGTAGCTGGGGAAGGTCTCCGTGATCATCATGGACTTGCCGTGCTGGGGCGGCATCCAGATCATTAGCCTCTTGATCTTTCCGCACGCGACGTCATCGAGCTTGGAGGTGACCAGCTCGTGCGGTACGCCTGCTGACCATAGGCCACGGTGCACCAGGGTGCAGTAGCGGATGTAGCTGCGCCGTGCCCAGATCCGCGCGAAGTCGTCCTTGCCCAGGATCGGGAAGGAGCCGAGGCGCTGCGCCTGCGCCGTGTTGTCCGCTGCCGGACTATTGGACGGTGCCTTCGCCATCTCGAACCTCTATCGGCTCTGGCTCTGCGGGATAATCCGCGACCGCCCTTTCTGCTTCCTCTGCTTCGACCTCGCTGTACAGGGCGCATATTTCCTCAAACACGCGAAGCTGTTCGTCGGTCATCCTGTCCATGGTCTTTTGTACGAGGTGGCTGTTGTCCTGGGCCTCGCCTTCGCCGATAAAGGTGTTAATGTTGAGCGTCGGCTCCTTCTCCACCTCTCCGGCCAGCTCCAGGAGGAACTTGTAGGCGTCCTTGTCGCCCTTCATGCCCTTCTGCGCGATCGCCATCGTGGACAGGATGCGCATGTTCGGCTTTTTCGTCCTCTTGCTCAGGCCCATCTTGTAAAGGGTGTTTAGGTATTCCTTCGGCAGGTTCGGCATGAGGTCGAGGGCCATTTTGGCCACCTCACGGGCTTGCGCTTCCTCCCGCCGTTTTGCTTGTGTTGCTCTGCCGCCTTTTCGTCCATTCAGCGCGGCTTGCTCACGGCTTTGCTGGCTCGTGAACTGGTGCGGCACGAGGTTGGTCGTGTTGGCCACGCTGCTCCCTCCCTCCGTCGTTCATCCTGTACTTTTTTGTTTATTGTGCTTAGAAGGGGAGGTCGTCGGCGGGGATGACGTAGCCCTTGCTGTCCACCTTCACTTTGCTTGATTTGGGCTTGCTGGATCGTCTTCGGGAAGCTCCTGTGCTTCCTCGGATGCGGCTGCCGCCTTTTTTAGACTTGCCTGAACCTGTGGCCATGATCTTCCCCTTCCTGCGATGGTTCCCTTTCCGAGAGCCTTCGCCGCTTCGATATTCTGGTTGATTGTTTTGTAGTGGTCGTGAATGGTGTTGATGTAAGCCATGTTGAAGTCGTAAAAGGCCGGGTCTTCAACGATGGCGAATTGCTCCGTGTTGGCACTGCTTCGTAGGTTCGCGCTGCCGTGGATGGTGAACTTCAATCCTTCGAAGGTCTCAAAGCATGCGATCTTGCAGTGGCTGCCTGCTACGGATAGCTGGAACCTTCCGCCTCGGTCGAGCTCCCGGTAGATGTACGGGATGAGGCCGCGCCTCTCGTGGCTGTAGAAGTAGTGGCTGACGATCAGGCTCAAGCGCAGGCAGAATCCGCTGTCAATGATGGTGCGCAGGCTGTCGACGTTGTCCTGGCTTACGGACAGGGTGGCTATGTCCATGTTCTTGATGTGCTGCTGGCCGTCCACGATCAGCGCCTCGAGCAGGTCTCCGAAGATAAACTGCCCGCTGACGATGCCGTAGTAGTGGGCGCCGGGCTCGAGCTTTATTTCTTCTGCCATGCGCCGCGCGAACTTGAAGGATATGGGAACGGGCGCCTTTATGCGCGGCTGCATGATGCGGGTCTCGACGCCGTCCGCCTCCATGATGTCTGGGCTGAACCCTTCCAGGTCGTCGATGTCGAACGCCTCGAATAGGTCGAGGCTTTCTTCTTCGTCGTCGAACAGGAATTCGAAGCCAATCTCTTCTTCAAACACGAACTCTCTCCGCCTTCCCGCCGGTGACGGCTTCCCATCGCCTGATGATGACGTCGCAGTATTCCGGGGCGAGCTCCATGGTGTAGCAGGTGCGCTTTTGTTCCTCGCATGCCAGCAGGGTGGAGCCGCTGCCGCCGAAGGGATCAAGGACGACGTCGCCGCGCTTGGATGAATTCCGCAGGAGCTTTACGATCAGGCCGATGGGCTTCATGGTGGGGTGGTCGTCATTTCGGGTCGGGCGCTCGTGATAGATGACGGTGTTGGTGTCTTCGATCTCGTATTCCTTCGCCCGGATGCTGACGGTGGTGAAGCCGTCGGTGAATGTGATCAGGTCGCCCTTCTTCGTCTGCTTGACGGTGACGCCTGGGCATTCCTCGAGGATGGCTGTGTCCTTCTTGCGGCCGCCGTACCACGGGTGGGCTTCGCCCTCCTTCCATCCGTACAGGATGGGCTCGTGTCTCCAGTGGTAGTCCTGGCGGCCAAGGACGAAGGCGCTCTTTACCCATATCAGGCATTGGCTCAGCTTGAGCCCTGCAGCCTTGAAGGCCTCCCGGAAGTTGATGCCCTCCGTTTCCGCGTGAAAGACGTATATCGGGGCGCCTGGTACCATGGCTTCGTTGGCCCTGGTGAATGCGTCGGTGAGGAACTGGCGGAACTCCTGGTCGCCCATGTTGTCGTTCAGGATTTTGGATGTGATTCTGTGGCCTTTGCCGTCCAGATATTCTTCGAGCATCTCCGCCTTGTCGCCGTAGTTTACGTTGTACGGCGGTTCGGTGATGACGAGGGCTGCCTTGGTGTCGGCCATGAGCTTTTCGAAGTCCTCTGGCTTGGTGCTGTCTCCGCACATCAGGCGATGGGCGCCGAGCGCCCAGACTTCGCCGGGGTTGACCATGGTCACCATGGCTGCCAGCTCTTCGTCGCTGGGTTCGCGTTCGTCGCGGGGGTCATCCTCGTCGACGAAGTCCTCCAGGAAGAAGCCGGTCAGGTCTGTATCAAATCCCATCTCGGCCAGGGCCTGCAGCTCGTTTTTCAGGATGAGCTCGTCCCATCCTGCGTCCTCTGCCAGGCGGTTGTCGGCAATAATGTAGGCTTTGCGCTGTGCGTCGCTCAGGTGCTCCACGAAGACGCAGGGGATTTCGGTCATGCCCTCGCGGCGGGCCGCCTCGATGCGTCCGTGCCCTGCAATGACGTTATGGTTTCCGTCGATCATCACGGGGTTTAGAAATCCGAATTCGCGGATGCTGGACTGTATCTTCTTGATCTGCTCTTCCGAGTGCTTCCTGGCGTTGTTGATGTATGGGATGAGAAGGCCGATGTCGACGTGCGCCATCTTGGTTGGTGTTTTCTGCATGTTCCCTCCCTTGGTTGATTGGTTCCTCGATTTGCTTATTTGTGATGCCCAAAGAAAAGAGGCGGCATCCTCTTGCCACCTCTGCTGATAATATCTTAATCCGACATATCGGATTTGTCAACAGTGCGGATTTGGGGCGGTTTTGGTGCATATTTGATGCATTTCCGGGTTTTGGGGTTTTCTGGCCCTTTCCGCGCGGTCGGTGGTCATTGCGCCATTTCGTAGATTTTTTCCATGGCCGTTCTCTTCATGCGTTTGAGGGTGTCCAGCGTGGCGTGGCGACCAAATGCGACGCCGTAGTGGTAGGTGACCTCTTTCCAGCTGACGCAGTCGATGGCCTGATTCTCGATGAGCCAGCGTTCCTTCTCGGTGAGGCCCAGGAGCCATGCCTCCACAAACTGCACCGTGATCCTGAACTTGTCCATGGTGAGTGTGGTCTCGTGGATGCGTTTCTTGAGGGCGATGGCTTCGGTCGACGGGGGCAGGTTGCAGAGGCGCAGGCCTTTAGCTTCGGTGGGCTGGCCCACGTCGCTGCCGTGCGGCATGGATGAGAATCCCTGCCCGGTTAGGTCTGCTGCCTCTTCCCTGTCTGCGTCGACGGTGCGCTGGAGCTCTGCTTGTAGGCGACCAAGCTCGACCTCCAGGTGCGCGGTGCGGCCCTTGGCCGTGCGGTAGCCCTTTAGCATTTCGTCCACCTGTGTCGGTAGCATCCGTCAGTCTCCTTTGTGAGGATTCCGTTCGGTCGGTTGGGTTGGTGCCGGGTTTAGAACGGCATGTCTTCTTCGTCCACCTGGACAAATCCTGCCGGGTAATTATCCGCCGATGGCGCGGGTTGGGCGGCGTCGGCTTCGTCCTGGTTGTGCTTCTTGGTGCGGCCGATGAATTCGACACTTTCGGCGACGATCTCGAAGCTGGTTCGTTTCTCTCCGGCTTCGTTCTCGTAGCGGTTGGTGGCCAGGCGGCCTGTGACGGCGACCTTGCTGCCCTTCTGCAGATATTCCATGCAGACCTCGGCGAGCTTGTTCCAGGTGCTGATGGGGATGAAGTCTGCGACGCGCGTGTCGTCTGCCTGGGCCCGCTGCCGGTTGACGGCGATGGTGAAGCGGCATTTCTTTGAGTTGGTGAAGGTATGCATCTCCGGGTCGAATGTGAGGTTTCCTGTGAATGAGCAGTTGTTCATTGGCGATCTCCTTGCCTTGTTTGGTGCTTGTCAGCTTGTGCGTATGCAATCCGATATATCGTATTATAGCATTAAATTAAAAGGTAGTTGATGATGGCTTCCCTGGCTTCCTCCCAGCCCTTGCACACCAGGCAACAGTGGCCTTGCTGTGCCAGGGCCTTGTGCCATTCCTTTTGTTCTGGGCTGACGGTGCCGCCCTTGCGGCGCTTCATCTCGATGTACAGGGAGTGATAGCCGCCTCTGGCCACGGGCAGGTGGATGTCGGGGACGCCGGGCTTGACGCCGGTTCGCCGCAGGGTGATGGCTGTTTTGATGTGGCGCTTCCCGCCGTTGGGGATGGCGTACATCAGCGCCAGCTCTGGGTGCCTGCCTGTTGCGTAGTTGGCCCAATCAAACAGGGCAGCCTGCTCGCTGTCTTCGGTGGGAAGGATCGCATATGCCGTGGTCATGTCACTCTTCCTCCAGGAGCTCGGCGGCTGCGCTGTCGATGGTTGGGATGCGGGCTATCTCTCCCCAGTCTTCGTCGAACTCCGGCTGCGCCGGCTCGGGTTTTTCGTATGGGTAGGGGTTTGTCTCCATCAGAAACTTGACCAGGATGCCGGTTGCGCCAGACGCTGCGATGGCGAAGTTGCGGTTGATGGGGATAGATCGGTCGAGGATGCGCTTGATGTACTCCTTGCTGTAGCCGCTGTGCTTCGCCAGGCGCTTGATGCTGATGCGGTTTAGGTCGAGCCAGCGTTGCAGGATGGAGACGCCGTCCATGGGGAGGTTCCTGCGGGCGCCCTCCGCTTGGGCCTGGCCCTGGTTTCCTTGGGCGGTGTTCTGCTGTGTGGTCATGGCTGCTGTTCCTTTCTGGTGATGTACTCGGTGCCGAAGTGGCACTTGGCTTCGCAGGTGGTACACGCTCTTCCGTCGCTGCGCTCGCCTGGCTCGCATAGGAGCTCTTTGAGCTTGTGCATGGGTCTGTCGGCATTTGCGACGTGGTTCTTTGCGAGGTGCTCCGTCGTGGTGGGCTTGTCGTCACCGAAGTATCGGGTCGATCTGTTGTCGCGGTAGGACTTCCGGGTGGTTCTGGAGCTGCTCATGGGTCATGCTCCTGGCCTGAGGACGGGGCTGTCGGCGTAGGCGCTGGCCGGGATGTCTGCCGTGGTCATGCCCTTCTTGAGGCCGATCATCCACCAGGGCGGGAGCTCGTGCCGGTGGCCTTGCTTTTTCCAAAGGTGCAGGCAGTAGGGGTGCTGGTTGATGTATTCGTCTTCCTCCGGGTGGAACTGGACGACGGTCTCGTCCGCCCGGAAGAACATATCTTTGATCTCGCACATCTCGTCCCAGGTCGGGGTACGCCGTCGGAAGCTGACGCTGACGTGATCCCAGCCGCCTCCCCATGAGAAAATGATGTGCGCCCTGTCCGGTTTGATGGTCGCTTTGAGCTCTGCCCACGCTGCGCCTCCGTCCGGGCCTTCCTGCGTGATGCAAAGCCTGGGCTGAATTCTGATTTGCTCGATGGTCTTCATGATGCCTTCTCCCTGTTCTGCTTCAGCTCGTCGGTGTACGTGGCCAGCAGGCGCTGGTACGGCTCGTAGTCACCCAGCAGCTTGTCTGCGGCCGATAGGGCGTCTTCCTCAAAGTGGAAGGGGGCGCCGGTGGACTTGTGCAGGTAGGCGAAGCGGATGCGCCACATGATGTTCTTGTGCCAGTCGGCCTGCATCTTCAGGTCTTTCTCGATCTTGTGCTTTTCGTCCCACAGCTTGGCGTAGCTGAAAGCGTAGTAAAGGCCGGAGGCCAGCGCCAACAGGACGATGATGCCTGACTGTGTCATGGCTTTGCCTCGCTTTCTTGTGGGTCTCCCTCTATGAAGCTGATCAGGCCGTGCTCCCTGAGGGCGCGTTTGACGTCTTCCGGCTGCGGGATGTTCCGGCTCTTGATGAGCTCGCAGTCCTCGAGCTTCGCCAGGCTGGGGAACGGATAGCCACACGGGATCAGGTCTTTGCCGTTTGTGCCCGCGACCACCCATTCTTCGCCGGTGGGCTTGTGCAGGACGAAGTCGCTTGCCCGGATGGCCGGGGCGCCATGGGGGTCTTCCTGGTCGTCTACGCTGTGCTTGACGCGGTCGTGTTCTTCTGCCTGCTTGGCATTGTTAAAGCGGTCGGTGGATGCTCGCACACTGTCATTTCCCGGAGGTGTGTCCACGTGCTCGCTTGCTCTGGCTTTGAGTTCCTCATACAGCACCGCATCAATTTTCAATACCTTGCCCTTACGCAGTCCGATTCTGTGCCCCTCGGCAAAGCCCTCGCGGTATATCTCGTTTTCCCGCTCCGTCTGACGTGGTACAGATACAATGCTAATCATCAGGATGCCGAGTGCCGAGCCGACGTACATGCCAATGATTCCCGCTAACCAACTGCTCATGATTCCGCTCCTTCATCCCCGTTCGGGGCCATTTCGCCCGCATCCGGCCGGGACGGGGCGGTGTAGCCCATGGCCGTGTTCCATTCCTCAATGACGCCATCGGGTGTGTGACTATTGCCGCCGTGCATATCGCAGCCTGTACAATAAACCTGATACCAGCCCCGATACTCATCCCTTAGTTCTGGTTCGCACCCACACCCGCACGGCACCAGCCCTGTGTCGGGGTCTGGCTGGGGGCCGCGCAGGCCGGCGATGGCAGTTGGTAGCGCTTTCCCAAGTTCCTCTTGTGTGTATCTGTTGATGATGATGTCGGCTTGTAACCACGAATCGCCCTGTGGTGTCAGCGTTTTGTTGAAGTCATAAAACTCTTGAAGCGTCCGCGCCGCCTGTTCGCGTTCTTCCCGTGTCATCCTTCCACCTCCGCTTTTTCAAACATTTCAATCACATCAGTCGTGTGTTTCACCCTGTCCTGCTCCTCGGACTGCTTGGCGTTGTTGAAGCGGTCGGTGGTGCCCACAAGGTAGCCGGTGATGCGGCGGATGCGCTCGAACGGCGGGGTCTCGATGGTGTAGGAGAGGTCTGCGTTGTCTCCGTCGCGCTTGATCAGCAGGCTCTTGATGCGGTCGCCTTGCTGGCTGGCGTGCTTCAGGTAGGCTTCTGCCTCTTCCTGCGTGTGCGGCTCTGCGTCCAGGAAAGCTACGGCGATTCCCTTGATGATGTATTTGTTCATTGCAGGTCTTCCTCCTTGACGAACACGCCGTTGACGGTTTTGCCTGTGCGGTTTTTGATGGTCTGGTATGCGCTTTCGAATGCTCCCGTGAGGCTGATGCCGGTCTGCTGGCAGAGGATGGTCAGCACCACCATGATGTCGCCTACGGCGTCTATCACCTCTTCGGTGTTGTCCCTGGCGATGGCGGCGGCCAGCTCTCCTGTTTCCTCCGTGAGTTTGAGCATCTGCTTGACTGGGTCTGCCGCGTGGAGCTTGCGGTCGATCGACCAGCGCTTGACGCCTTTCAGGGTGCGCTCAAACTCTCCGGGGATCGGGGTGATGCCTTTGATCAGCGCATCCTTGTAGTCCCTGGTGGCTCGGCGAATATCCGCCGCGCGTTTGTCGCTGATCCTGGGGGCGTCCTGGTTGATGGTGGTTGTGATCTTGAGGGTGTATTTGTCTCGGTCATCAATCATGGCTTGTCTTCCTCCCTCATGCCTGGCAAAGCCATTTAACGGCTTCGCGCCCTGTCTTGAAGTCTTCCACCCAGCACTCTCCGGTGGTGTTGTCGCAGGCTACCCACCGTCCGCCTTCCTTGGTCAGAAACAGGCCGTAGTGGTCCTTGGGCTGGCGTGGTGTCCTGTTGGGAGCGGCCCAGTCCGGTTCTGATGCCCTGATGATCCTGCTTAGATGGCTTCGCCTGATCAGCCTGATGGTGGTCATTCCTGCGCCCTCCTTGATTTCAGTATCTGCTTGATTTCCTCGCGAAATGCCAGCCAGGTGGGCGAATCAATCCTGGGGTCTCCCATGCTGTGGGTGCGTCCCTTTGTGACTTCTTGCTCGGCCTCTGTGATGTCGCGGATGATGATTTCCAGGTCTTCTGTTCTCAGGCTGCCGATGTATTGCCTAGCCTTGAGGGCGTCGCTTTCAAACGCTTTCTTGAATTGCTCCAGGTTCATGTCATGCCTCCCTCGGTCGGTAGCGCTGTGCGGAAGTTCTTACCGGGGCCTGGGTTGATCTCCAGCAGGAAGCCTCCCTTGGTGCGCTCGTATATGCGGCTGAA